ATGTTTAGATAGCTTATTAAAGTTGATAAAAGGTAATTAAACAAAATAATACCAATGATAATGTATGACCAAATATTGTGCATCTAACCCCCCCAGAACAAAAAGGACAAAAATAAAAAACGTAAAAATTGTATTGAAACATAATAATAATGCTGTTTTAAGGCTAATTAAGCCACTATATGAAACGCAAAACGAAATTTACAAAAGTTGCATTAATGGTTAATTTAAGGTGCATTTAATTAAGGATAAAATAAGGTTTAAAATACATACCTACCATTAACAAGGCAAATATAGCTAAAAACGTTAATTGAAGCCATAAATAACGCAAAATAAAACAACAAAACGCCCCAAATAAAGGGGCTTTTTTATGCCCGGATATGTGAGAATAAAAAATACCAAAAACAACCAAAAAATTTTCAGGGGGGACATCAGGGGGGACATCAGGGGGGACAAATACATGTTTTTTTATCCTTACTTTAGTTAGGTATAATGTGTTTTGATAGTTGAATATTGTAGTTTTTTTTGAGTTTCCCCCCCCTATAATGCAACGGTTGTATATTAGGATGCATTATTATATGTATTGATTATTAGAGCTTTATCTGTTATTGGTTTGAAAAAGACAAAAAAAAGTTGTGTGTGGGGTTATTTTTGTTTCAAAACCTCCAATAAGCTGCTGATTTGTTTGTCTTTTTCGTATAATTGAAGTTTTAATTCATTAATGGTCCTATCTTTTTCTTTTAATAATTCAGCCATTAAATTTGTCCCATTATCTTTATTATTATACAGTATTTTAGACTCATTAACTTCATTTGGATTTTTATCCATTTCTAACATTTGCCCCTCTCCTGTTACTAGCCATTTTAGATTAATATCTGGATAAATACTAACTATATTTTCAATAATTTGGGAGCCTACATTCGCATTATTCTTCTTTTGTTTTGAAAAATATGCATTTGACACACCAATTTTTTGACTAAATTTATTTATCGAAAGTCCCTTATTCTCTGCGATTAATATGATTCGATCTACTATTGTCATAAAATATTTTTAAAAAAAGTTAGAAAAAATTTGGTTTTATCTAAAAATAGTTAGTACTTTTGTCTTATCAATATTCACAAACTTAATTAAAAAACTCAATAAAGCAATTTTTAGTATGGCTAAAAAATATAAATACGATTATCCAAACCAAAGAGAATTAGCAAAAGAGTTAAGAGTTGGCGATAAAACAACTTTAGCAGAATGGACCGGATACAGCCGAAGTATGATAACTGAAATGTGTAGAGGTAAACGAAAGATGACCGAAAAGGTTGAAAAATTGATTAAACGGATTTTAAACGACCGTAAAAAACAAAAAGAAGAATTTAAGATTGCGGAGTAGAGCAGCTGGTTAGCTCGTCAGAGTCATTATCTGTAGGTCGCGGGTTCGAGTCCCGCCTCCGCTACAATATTATAGTTCTAAATATAACACGCAGAGCGTTGGTTGAAAGGGCAGTTCAGACAAGTAAACATCAGTTGAAATCTGAAAATACCATTCGGGTACAGAACACACACACGGCAAATTAGCCCGAAAAAAGCCCTTTCATTTTTATTGTAAAACTCAAAATAAAAGATATGTACAAATTTATTAAGCAGATTTTTAAAAAATCGGTTAAGGTTTCCGATTTAAATCTTCAAAAAGTTTCATTCTCATCTCAGCCGTTATTAATCTGCCAAAAACCTTACGAAATGCAACAAAAGCATTCAGAGCATTTACAGAATGAGATAAAAGAGATTCATCCAAAGGTAGTTCGATGTAAACAGTTTCTTTATGCATTGGATGAGCAATTATCTTCAGTTGAATTGCCTTGCAAAAATAGTTTAGAGCGGTTTGTTTATCGTAGAAATCTTGAGATGCGTCATCATCTTGTATCATTAATTCAAAGTAATACATAGTTCTAATTTTTTGAGTTTACACAGCCCCGAAGTTAAGCAATTAATTTGTAAGTGACAAATGTTAGCGAAATATCCTTTAGGATGATGGAGTAACAGACATCGGAACTCATCGGGGCACAACGCTTCAAAGGACACATATAAAACAGCGGTTTAATTACAGACGATACGTGCCAGCGATACGTGGCTAAGGGCTGACAATGCTCAGCCCTTTTAAATAATCAATAAAAAACACCAATATGGTAAATTTTAAATTAGAAATAAGGATTGATGATGAAATAGCTCTTGCAATGCTTGCAGGCTTAGCAAAATCATTAAACTCATTAGGTAATTCTGTTTATGAAAAGAGACAAAAAACGGAATACAGTTCAGCAATGAGAGATATTCTGGATTCTGTTGATGAGAATTCCGCGATTACTGGTAGATTTTTACCATATGCCGACTTGGTTAATTATATCTCCGAAAAAGACTTAGCACAATAAATAAACTATTTGTATGCCCCACCTATGGAATGACATATTAGTTGTAACGCTTGAAGAATTAGTCCCGGATTATTATACTTATGATTCTTTGAAAAAAGCATATCAACGTGCAGAAAAACGGGGTTATGGTATTCGCAGGGTGCAAAAAGGTGGCAAATACAGACAATTATTAATTGATTTTGACAGCTTGCCAAACGAAATAAAAGAAGCAATGGGTGATCCTAGAAAAATAGATCATATATTAGAACGTTTTTACAGAACAGATAAGCAGGCTGTCATTTTTTTTCAATCATTCCAATTTGAAGATTTATGCTACCTAAATTCCGATATTCAGATAAAATACATTACTAATGCAAGTATGTTTATGGCCCTGCGAGATTTGAGAGCAGCGCGAGAACAAGAAATCATTGGTAAAGGTTTTAGACCAAAAGGGATATTTAATACCTTGTGCCACGATGCTATTACGTTTCAGCCATATTTGAAGAAATTGCATGATGTGCAACATTCCCTTCCTGAAAATCCAAGAAGATTTCAGTATAATTATGAAAAATTTCATGCTGAAGGTTACGAAAGTCTAATTAGTAAGAAACATAAGAATACTAATAGCCTAAAAGTTGATGAACATGTTATCGCGTTACTTAATGACATGTTTGCCGACAAAGTTGCAAAGCCCAATAGTGTTAGAGTATATGAACAGTACGATGCCTTCCTTTCAGCTTACATTGAAGTAATAAATCAAGAGACCGGAGAGCTATACAACCCTAAAGAATACCCAAAATTAAGCGAAAATACAGTAAGAGGTTGGTTAAATGCATGGGATAACAGAATTGCAACTCATACAGTCCGTTCAGGTAATCGTCAGGTATTGATGCATAAATACAAAACTTCACATTCATTAATTCAGCCTAAATATGCAGGCTCAATTATCTCAATTGATGACCGTCAGCCTCCTTTTGTTTATTCCGACAATAAAAGAGCATGGATGTATATGGGTATTGACTTAGCAAGTGAAGCCTGGACCGTTTGGGTTCATGGAACTACAAAAGAAGGAATGATAATCGACTTTTACCGTCAGATGGTTAGAAATTATCACGAGTGGGGTTTTAATCTTCCTGATGGACTTGAAGCAGAAAGCAGTTTAAACAGTAATTTTAAGAGTTCTTTCCTAATGGAAGGCAATATGTTTCAGAATGTAAGAATAGAAGCAAATAACGCCCGTGGTAAAAGAGTAGAACGTTATTTTAGCGATATAAGATACAGACAAGAAAAAGATTACGAAGGTTGGTTAGGCCGTCCACATGCATTAAGTGAATCAAATCAGTTAGGACCTGTAAAACAAATGGTTTCTTTCAATGCAATTATCGAAATGGCAATGAGTAATATTGAAGAATGGAATAACATGCCACATAGCAAACATCCTGATATGACTCGTTGGGAATATTTCTACCAAAATCAGAACCCTGACTTAAAACCAACAAATTATAAAGGCATACTACCATATTTAGGTTATAAAACTCAAACAAGTGTAAATGTAGGAGAAATAAGATTCCAAAATTCACTTTGGCTGCTTGGAGATAATGGCAAAATCCATCTAGGAGAGAACCTTATTAAGGTAATGAAACGAGTTGAAGGAGAGAAAGTGGATGTATACTGGTTAGATGATAACGAAGGTAATGTAATGAAGGCTTTAGTTTACATTGGCGATCAATATATATGTGAAGCTCTACCAAAACCTGCTTATAATAGGGCTAAGATAGAACAAACTCCTGAAGACTTAGTTAATCGTGAGTTGATGAGTAGCTATGTTGCAACAATTACAGCATTCCAAAAAAGACAAGTAAAATCATTAAATACAACAATAATACTTGGAGAAAAGCCTAAAACGCTTAATAATAAATTTAGAATAAACAACCCTATAATAGATACTAATGAGTTTGATTATTCAGCTTTTGAAGAAACCAAACCCGAAATACTTCCGGAGATTGAAGAAGATGAATTTGAATATGCATATGTCGAAACATCATCTTCAATTGATAAAGAAATGATAGACAGATTTTAAAAACTCAATAAATTATGGAACTAACTTTACAATTTAAAAACAAAGTATTTGACGCTATCATTCAGCGTCGGGAAAACTACACAGGTTCGGATGCAAATTTCGCAAAGAGCCTTGGAATATCAGCTTCAATTTTTTCGAGACTAAAAAAAGGAGAACGTGACCGAATTTTGGCAGAAGGTCAGTGGTTAGAACTAGGTCGACGCTTTGATGTTCGTTTGAATGAACGTAAATGGATTACTGCAAAAACAGATGTATTCAAAATCATTGAACAGGACATTATGTATTGCAAAAGTAATAGCAAAGCAATGATTTGTGTTGACGAAGTAGGTATTGGCAAAAGCTATGCAGCTAAATATCTTGCAAAAACATTAAAAAACACTTTCTACATAGATGCTAAACAAGCAAAAACACGACAAGCATTTATAAGACTAATTGCAAAAACTGTTGGTGTTGACAGTAAGGGCAGATACTTAGATATAAAAGAGAATTTGAAGTACTATTTGACGCTATTACCAGAACCAATGATAATAATTGACGACAGCGGATACTTGGAATATCCTGCATATATGGAGCTTCTTGAATTATGGGATGCAACAGAAGGCATGTGTGGTTGGTATCAAATAGGAGATGATAGTCTAAGAGAAAAGATTGAGCGTGGAATGAACAATAAGAAGGTTGGTTACAAGGCCATATTTAGCAGATACAGCAAAAGATTTACAACTATTACCCCGACAGACAGACTGGAACGTGAAAACTTCTACAAAAAGTTAATCCGTGAAGTTATGAGTGCTAATATGACCAATCAGGACAACTTAAACACACTTGTTAAGAAATGCTTAATAACTGATGAAAAAAACAGCTTTGGCGATTTGCGAAGAGCTGAGAGTTTAATAATTTTAAGCCAGGTAAGCTAATGACACGAGTACTGACACCCCGAAATCTCTATGATAAAAAGCATAAAACTTTTGATTTTACCGGAAGTTGGCTTGAAATATTTGGAAACCCAGAAAGCCACGGAGCGTGGTTAATATGGGGTACCGATAAAAACGGTAAAACTTGGTTTACACTCAAATTGGCTCAATATCTATCAACCTTAACTAAGGTATTATATGTTTCGGCAGAAGAAGGCACGGGAAGTGCATTTGTTGAAACCTGCAAAAGAATAGGTATAGATTCAAACGGCAAATTACACTTCTTGGAATATACTCCACTTGAAGAAATAGAAGAATTGTTAAAAAAACGTGCAGGTTACAAAGTAGTAATTATTGATAATATTACAGTTTTTCAGGATGAACTTAAAAACGGAGCATTCAGAAGGTTATTGAAGGATTATCCTAGTGTATTATTTGTTTTTCTAGCTCACGAAGAAAGAAACGAGCCTTACACAGCTACTGCAAAACTAGCTCGTAAACTCGCAAAGGTTATTGTTTATGTTCAGGGCCTTGCTTGCATTGTATCAGGCCGTGTGCCTGGGGGTTCAATAACCATTGACGAAGAAAAAGCACAATTATTTCACGGAACTCAAATTTTAGAATAATGGAAACGCTAGAACAAATACAACAAGAGTTTAAAGAACTTTTGGAAAAAGAAAAAGAACTTCGTTCTGAATTTAGAAATAAAAGAGATGAATTAGAATCTATGGTTCAACCAATAATAAATCATGTAAATGATTGTAATAATTTTTGGTACAGGCACTTTGATAAAGAGGTCGCTGAATTTATAGTTGTAATGAGTGATAAAACAGCATTCAAAATTACTAGACCTGATGAATCGAAATGTTATGTAGAATCATATTTACCTTTTGGAATTAAGGCAGAAGAAGTTAAAGTAATCAATTAAAACTAGACTTATGAATGAACAACCTAAAATATTACACTTAGTAGTTACATTTCATTGGTTTGAAATGTATAAAGCAGGAAAGAAGAGAGAAGACTATAGGGAAAAAACTGATCGTTGGTATAAACGCTTAGTTGATTTTGATAAGAATGGAGAGCCACTTTGGTACAAAAACTTTGATATAGTTAGAATTCATAAAGGTTACACATCTGAATATTTGGATTATAAATTTGAAGACATTAACGAAGGTTTTGGCAATCCTGAACTTGGAGCTCCCGAACTTCAAGAAGTATTCATTATTAAAATGAGAGACGATGAAAAGAACACTTCTACAAAATAGCATTTTGCACAGCCTAATAAGTCAATTAGGCATAGATGCAGACACAAAGTCAGATTTAGTAGATAACTATACTAATGGTCGCACAACTAAGAGTTCTGAAATGACAGCAGATGAATGCCAGCGAATGATTGATGATTTGTCTTTTCAGCAACGAAACGACAAAGCAATCCAGAATGAAGAGAAACAGAAGCTGAGACGAACAGTATTTACAATATTCTTTGAGCTAAATTGGATTAACGCAGATATGAATTCCACAGATAAGACTGCCGTAATAAATGAGTGGCTTAACCGTAAAACAACATTTGAAGCTGATTTGAATAAATTGTCTGTTGATAACTTAAATATACTTATTGCTCAACTTAGAGCAATTAAACGAAGGACAGAAGAATCTCAAAAAAAAAAGATGATAATAATAAGAGCTCCGATATGGAGGCATAACTATTATTCATATAATTTAAACTGATATGGAAGCAATTTTAAAAATTCCGGATAAACCGATTAAAGAGATAAACTTTTCTCAAGAAAAACAAAGCTTAACAATTTACTTTAAAGATGGCACGAGTAAAGGTTACAGCGGACCTATTGCATTACAGCTTTCAAAACAATTAAAAACCTATTTCACACAAATTGAAAATGGCACTAATTGATAAAATTATAGCAATAAACCCAAACATAGAGCCTTTAATATCTCCGGTTATTGATGTTAACAATTATTACGAATTGTTAATAATTATGAGATCATTTCTGGAATGTAAAGGCTATTATATAGCATTAGATCATATCTTCCATAAAACAGAAGTTGAGCATGTGCCAATAATTAGATTTGGAGAAAAAGGAAAGACACTTTGGTGGTCAACCGGTTTTAAATATGGAACAGATGCCTTAGAAGCAGGCGTTTTAAAAGCAATTGAATTATACACTAGAAATACACAAAACAATGAGACAAAAAGGGAAAATATGGATTAATCAGGAAGGAAAGGAAGTTCCTTCTAAGATTGTAAGTAATGTTCTCAAATTGGAAGAGAAACATTCTCAAAAGATAGCTGTAACAGCTGAGAAAGCTCAAAAATATTTGCAGGAAGTAGTAGAGCAGGTATATGCAGCATATGAAGAAATTATTAACGAAAAAATGATTAGAGCTAATGCAAAAGACAAAAAAATTGAATTTAATGGGTTAACATTTCATTCGTTTGATGGAGATATTGAAATAAAGGTCACAAAACCAATGCCTGCATACTTTGACAAAAGTTACAGTCAAATGGTATCTGATAAATTCAACGAGTATTTTGATGCTATTAGCAAAACTGACAATCAGGTTGTATCTTTTTTAAAGGACATAATTGTTGATTTGATATTTTCAGGAAAAACACTAGACCAAAAGCAGGTTAATATTTTACGGGACAAACGCAATGATTTAATAGAGTCGAAACAAGCCAAAGGACCTAATCTTATTTTTATTGAAGCCGTAGAAATGTTTGATCAGGCTATCAGAAGGAAAAAAGGCAATACAGGGATATATGTTTCTGTACGTAATCCGAAAACAGGGAAAATGGAGCGTGTAGCCCTAAAATATTCTGATTTATGAATGATATAGCATATAAATACAAAGTAACAACTGAAGTAGGGAATATCTTCATTCTTCATTATTTCGTGAACCGCCTCGACCGAATAGAGATGATTGAAATTAAAGAATATCAAGATTTAGCAGATACCCTATTATATATAACAACTGGCCGAGATTCAACCGTAAAAGCCATGCAACGCAAAGGTTGTAAGGTTAAGGAAATTAAGGTTAACACTGCACATCAAAAAATTGCATTATGGTGTGAACTGTATAAAGAGAGATACGGAATTAATTATAAAGTGCAGAATGTTGATATTAGTTCATTTAAAACTGTTGAAGTTACAGTTGATTTGATTAACCTATTCTTCGATATAGAAGAATGGTGGAGTAAAGAAAAAACTATTTCAAGATATTCAAAATATATAAATGAGCTCAAAAGAATTAGTTCCGGTGCAGCAAAATCAGCTTCCGGTAAAAATACAGGAACAGCACAGCAAAATCGTACAGATTTGGCAGCAGAATTTGAAAGGAGATTTGGTAATGAGTAATAGTGAAATTACTCTTAAAACAGGGTTAAATGAGCTTAGATTATTTAATCTGAAAACAACTCAAGAACCCAAAGTTATAATTGGATTAGTAGCATTACAAATTACAGATTTACTTCAATTCTTAGGGATGCAAGATAAAATGAACGCAAAACAGATATTTGATACAGCTGAATTTATATATACAGACTTTGAGTTCTTTTCTTTACGAGGTTTGCAACATTGCTTCAACATGATTAAACGTAAGGAATATCCTTTTGATGTCCCTTTATATAATCAGATTTCAGGCGTAAAGATACTTGGATTTTTGCAACAATATGATAAATATGTTGATGAACAATTATTTGCGGAAGCTAACAGTAAGATATATTCCGACACTTTTAGAGCATATGATAAACCTAAAACCAATCTTGCAGGAATTGCCGGAGCAATGAGTGAGTTAAAACAATCAGTTAAAAATAGAAATTTAAAAAATACGTAATGACTGAATTTGAAAAGAAAAAAGGGAAATTAAAGTACTATAATTATGTAATAAGAGTGCTTACAATTCAGGAGATAACAATATATTTTACTAAAAAAGGAGTTACAAAAGTTTGGATTTTCAAAAATATTATATATCCACGTTTTTTGATTTCGCTGTCTACATATAATAACTATTTAAGTGTTAATGCCCGGTCGGAACTCCGGAAAAAGGGATATAACTGGGAAGAAATTAATATAATAACAAACAATCAACTAACAGATGAAGGAGTCAAGGAAATTAAAAAGAGTTAAAAAAATAATGGCACGTAAATTTAAACGTGCTATTCGTCAGGCTGAGCGTTTTGCAAGGCAATCAGGAAGAGTTCATTATGTCCATTTTAACGGTATCGATTACACTATATAT